TGTTACCGGATAGGTTAATAGTAAAGCCGGCGGCGTTTGCTGCTGCTATTGTCTCGGCATTGTCGCCGGTTGCGGGGTTGTAGTGGGTAAAGGTAAAGCCAAGCCGGCCAGTGTTGGCCTCGGACAATTGCGCCAGCTGCTCGGCGTCGATGGTCTCGGGGTTGGTATCGCTGGGCGGTAGATCCCCAACCTGATTATGTCGCCATAGCTGGCCGGCTTTTATTGCTTTGATAGATTCCAGAAACTCGGACCAGCTGCCCCCAGCTCGGCCCTCGGTAACTTTTTTCCAGTGCCAATTAAGGGGGCCGGCGTCACCATAGCAACCGTGTTTTTTTAATGGGCAGCTATCGGGGCAGGTTTGGGCGCTGCTAGTAGATACCGGAATCGGTCCGGTTTTTTTGTTGCGGCTTTTTACTGATAAGTGGTAATTCATTTTTGTCGATCCTTTAAAGGTTAGTTTGCGCAGCTGGTAAGGCTGCCCCCCTATTATGGCCATTAGTAGCTTATTTACAAGGCCCCTTTGCTATTTGCTTAGATCTGGTTTTTTTTTATTTTTTATTTTTTTAAACTAACTATGGTACTAGTACACTTTTTAATTGCTATGTTTAATAAAGACCCCCATAAACCAGTTTGACGCGCAGGAGAATCTTGCCGTGACTTACCCTGAAAGGGTCAATTAAAATGAGAAGCAATAATCCGTGTACGGTTAACCGTCAGGAGGCAGAGTCTTTTGTGGCAGCTCTCCAAGAGGCATTGCTCAACAATGATAAGGTCCAACTGATAATGTCCCCAGCAGGGGAGGTTGTATCTATCCCATTACTCAACGGGGAGCTTTGTGTTGAGGGATTATTCTTGGATTTCTAGACCAACCACCCCTATGGTCTGTATGCCCTAAATAGTGATCTATTCAGTTAGGTCGCTATTTTTTTGTTTGACGCGCAGGTAAAAAAAATCCCCCCAAGCCGTTAAACAAGGGGGGATTTGGTGTTGGCGGGAGGAACCAACAGGAGTCACAAGTATCGGGGTGGGTCGATAACAATACTTGTTGGTAGCATACTAACACACCCCCAATGTCACTACAACACTTGACACAACTAAAACCCTTAGTTAACCTCCTAGGACACGTAACCTTTGGGAGAAGACACATGAAGTACTTTAAAATAGAAACAGCGAAGGGTCGGGAAGTATACAGATTCAACCCTAAACCCAACGTGAGGGTGGCTCTAAGGGTCTCTGGGACCACGTTCACTAACAAAATTGAGGCTAAAGAGTACTCAAAGCGGATAGAGCTGGCTTACGAGGACTATTTGAGACGTAAAAGCGGTAATTTAGAGGTTGGAACAGATACCGTTGACGGTTTGATACACTATTTCTTCACTACCAGTGAGTTTAAGGACCTGAAACCTAACACAATGGAGTATTACAGGAAAACTCTTCAGACGGCGCAGAGAACAGGGCTCACAGGTTCTCAAGGAAGTAAGAAACCTTTTGGTAGTATGTTGCATCGCAATATCACGACGGTCCATGCAGATAAACTCAAGCAGAATATTGAGACTGAGGTATCCTCACATAGGTCTGTTCATTGTATGAAGATACTTAGGCGTATTTGGTATGTGGGCATGCGTCACGACAAGGTGTCCGGCAAGAATCCCTTCTCTAAAATGGGTTTAAAGGCACTAACCCCCCGCACTCGCCGCTGGTCTACTGAGGAGATTGATACATTCATCGCTAAGGCTGATGAGTTGGGTTACCACGGGCTCGGGACAATGGCTTTAATGCAGTATCACCTATGTCAAAGACCTGGAGATATACGGCAGATGACTTGGGACAGCATTGAGGGGGATACTATACGCTTCACTCAAGAGAAGACTGGGGTACAAGTCACCGCCCCACTTACTGAAAGGCTAAAAGAGCGCTTTAAGGCGCATCCTAGGTCTGAGCACACCAACAACATCATTCATCACACGACGCCCAACACAGACTGTTTAAGGCGCTCTTTGTATAGAAGTTACAACAGAAGATTGTACGCAAAACACGCCACTATTGTTCAACGTGCTGCGGGTATTGATGAAACTCTCTGGATGTCTGATTTGCGACGTACTGGCGCTACCGAAATGGCCAATGCTGGGTGTACTGATGATGAGATGAGATCAGTGACTGGGCACAAGACCAGAGACATACTTTCCATCTACTTAGTACTAGATAAAACTACCTCAACCAACGCAATGAACAAGCGTTTTGGCTGAGATTATTCTCACCCCCTCTGTTTTCGGGGGATAATGGCAGTGGGGAGGGGTGAAACTTTATTTAGACCAAGTAAATCGTTTACTATCAGTACTTTGTGTACGATTACCTAAATAAAGAACTCGTAACCAAGAGTTACTGTTCTATCTCATGTTTTCAATGGGTTAGTTTTCACTTTTCCCCTAAGCCTCATAACTAGTACCCCTAATTTAGGGGTTGACGTAACCAATTAACCAAGGTACCCTCGCAATGTCTTTTGCGGGGGGGTCCAATATAGATATGGCGTATAAAGATCAGCTGCAAGCCGTTCAGCGTTTGCAAATATTAAGTGGAGAAACCCGTAGAGTAGACTGTGTATTCTGCGGTGGCCGCAAAACACTAAGTGTCACCAAATCCGACGGAACACTCCTATGGAATTGCTTTAAAGCCAGCTGTGATGCAGTAGGCAAGAAGTCAGTCGGTAGGTCAAACAATGAGATCCGTCAGTACTTAGGAAGGGCGTCTGCAATAGGCTCTAGAGGTCTACCTCGAATGCCTCTGATAGTCTCAGACATCAGAAGCCATCCCGAAGCAATACAGTACCTAAAAGATAACAACTGCTACGCTGCTTACTTGGACAGGGTCATTACTGTCAGGTACGAGCCTACCCAGCGCCGTGTCCTATTCTACAGCTCTAATCAACTGGGCTGTGTAGGACGGTGTATGGATAAGACTGTGAAGCCTAAGTGGCGGAGCTACGGTGAGTTCAGTAGCCTGTTAGAAGTGGGCTCAGCTAAAACTGCCGTTCTTGTTGAAGATGCTGCGTCAGCTTGTGCAGTATATGCGACTGGCATCTACACAGGTGTCGCGCTATTGGGTACTAGCCTAACAATGAGACAACGCAAACTACTAGAAAAATATGATGATGTTATTGTCTGTCTTGACAAGGACGCATCAAAAAAGTCTATAAAGATCCGAGGACAGCTAAGAGGCTCTGTTAGCACTAGTGTTAAGTTTTTAGCCAGGGACCTCAAATATCTGAATGAAACACAAATAAAGGAGTGTCTTCAATGAAAGTAAGAGCCATCCTTCTAATCGACTTAGATATAGAAGGTTCCTTCAAGGAAGTTGCCGAAGAGCAGGTTCGTATTGAAAAAGTTTTGGAGGACTATATGTCTGCCACCCCCAATTGCGTGGGCACTACGATGGACATCAAAGAGAGGCGGGGGGTCGGGTTGCCCGACTTATCCAAGCTCAAGTTAAAATCAGCAAAATGACATGAAGCCCCCAGAGATGGGGGTTTTTTTATGCCTTGTTCTAACAGAAAGTAAGTACCCCCAACAAAGTATTCTAGAAAGGGGTTCTAATAAGTAATTACGTCTGGTATCATCGCCCCTCAAGTAAACGAGACCGGAGGGGTCATTGTGGATAATATCCTATTAAAGAAACTTTTAAAGAACGAGTTCTACACCAGTAACAAAAGCAGGTTGAAGCCAGATCTTTTCGAGAACGAAGCTAGGGATCTGTACTGCACATTATCTGACGCGCATGATAAATATGATACCGACATCACTCCCGCTGAGCTGGGTATCCTGTATGACAATGCTTTCCCCGTAGCTACCGAGGCCTACAAGTCTGGGGTAAAGTCCATAATCAATCAGGTGGCATCCGCAGACGACGTGTCTGATAGTGTAGCCACTGATGTAGTTACAGGGTTGTGGCAACGATCAGCTGGGACAACAATAGCCAACCTAGGCTTAGAAGTTAGTGAGGGTAAGCTAGATGCCTTCTCCGTATTGTCAGATCTGTTGGACTCCTACCGCAATGGGTTCACCCCCGACATCAAGTACGAGTTTACTAACTCAAATACCGAAGAGCTTTTACAGACAGCCTCTGACGCCTCGCGTTGGAAGTTTAATTTAAAGCCCCTGCACGAGAAGGTCTACGGCATTGGGCCAGCAGAGTTTGCCTCTGTGTTTGCTACACCCAACGTCGGTAAGACTGCCATGATGGTCACCTTATGCTTTGCTCCTGATGGCTTTGCGGATCAGGGTGCCCGTGTACTTTACGTCGTTAATGAGGAGAAGTCAGAGAAGACTTTGCTTCGTGCCCAGATGAGCCGAGCGGGAATGAGTCTTGCCGAGATTGAGCTGGACCCAGCGCGGGCTTACAAGAAGTGGCAGGAGATAGACGACAGCGTCTTCATGCTGGATATCCACGAGTACACGTTAGACCAGCTTAAAGATGTCGTTGAGCACGTTAAGCCAGACATCATAGTGATCGACCAAGGTGACAAGCTAAACATCAAAGGTCAGTTCGGGGCATCCCACGAGAGGTTGCGAGAGCTGTATAGATCCCTGCGTGAATTTAGTAAGAAGGCAAATGCTGCCCTCATTACAATGTCACAGGCATCCAATGAGGCACGAGGTAAGACACGCCTAAGTCCCTTTGAGATGGAAGGTTCAAAGATTGGT